CAGTACATTTCTGGATATGGTTTTGTCCTTGAAACATCTTCGTTACTAACGTAATAGTCTACTGAATCTAGTACGCCAATACTTAGTAATGACAATTTTACTGTTTCACGAATTGAATTTGATGCAACGGCAATTTTATATCCTCTTTTTTTAATATCCGAAAACAATGCAGATAAAAAATAATTAGGCATAAAACCACGAACTAAATTAAATGTTGCTTCTTGTTTATCAGCCCAAACCTTATCGTATGAAGATGTGGGTAGACCTTTTCTTTCAGTCAACATTTTAAGTTTTTTTGTTGTGTTTAACCCATCGTAAATGCTTAGATGTTCATCTCTAGAAATCACATATTTCGGATCAATCTTTTCAAGAGCTTTGTTCAAAGCATCATAATGTAATTCTCTAGAATCAATTAACACACCATCGAGATCAAATATGACTAACTTATTCATGTTTATTAAATCTCCTCAAAATCGAACGAACTTGCTCAATATCCTGATCTAGAGGCATTTTATGAAGTTCATATTTTTCAGGATTTCTGAAGTAGGACATGAGCAAAAGCCCTTGATCATCATCGACCAAGTTGTTTTCAAAAAGAACATTTAAAGATTTTTCCATGTGTGTTTTTAGCATGCACCATTGTTCTTTTTCTCCTACAAAAACTCCACCAATAATATAAACAAGGTTATTCAGAACGGCCGTTTGAATTTGCTCCATCGCTCTTGACAATACAGGTTCCCTGTAATTAAAGAAATGCATTTTTCCTGGAGTAAAATCGTATTCCCATTTTTTTGATTTAGGAATATGTTCATCATCTCTACAATATCCAAAATCGATCCATGATGCCCAATCATTAGTAATGAGCCCCTTTTCAAAAGCGTCATAAACATAAAAAGCTTTGAGTGAAGTAACTCCAACATAATCTTTTGACCAATATTCAGGGTTTCGAACTTGATAAGGATTGATTCTCCTTGTAAATTCTGGAGAACTTTGAATGTTGTGAATTTTTTCTCTTAGTTCCTGTTGTACATTCTCGTAATCATATGAAACAACTTTTACGTTAGGAGAAATATTTGAAAGACGTTCAACCAAATCCGGTGAAGTGTAGACGATTATTTCGGTGTCGATTTCACACATTCTTGTGAAGTGTTCAATGTATTTGTCAACAGAACGTTGAAGATAATGCGGGAGAGGTCCACCATTTTTGTGGACATTTGTTGACCAGTCACCGCGCCCGATATCATAGAAAGCGGTAACTAAAGTGATTTTGCTCATTTCAAAACCTCATATTTATAAAATTACGATTTATATAGGAAGTATTTAGGTGATGTGCCAGTATTTGTATCTTTTGTAATTTTTATTCCATATTTTTTAGAGAAATATTCCATCCATTCTGGAATTCTATCATATTGATGTACAATAACAAAAGGTTTTCCTTCTGAGTTTACAACTTTACCATTTTCGTCCATGTAGGGGCGATTTTCCAATAAATATGGACCAAATTCTTCCATTTGATCCGGCTTATTTGTAACGTGCGCATTGAGTGCCCACGCATCTTTCAATTTCAAAATGGCACATTTTGTTTTCCAAGGTTCAAATGAAAGTATCATATTATATGCGGCTTGATCGGCCACCCAGTCTGGGCGATTTGAAGACATTTGAAAAAGCGTGAAACAAAGGTCTTTCACGAGTTCGGCTTTTCCTGCAATTAGCCCCACATTTAAAACTTCTCTCTCAGAAACATCATTGTAAAAATAAGGTCCAAAATTTTTAATAATATTTTCACGATTCCATTTTTCATCTTTTATTTTAATCGCTTCAGATGCAGCAATTAATCCAATATTATAAAATTTTGTTTTAATGAAATCAATCGGATTGCTTTGAAAAATAACATCTCTTACATCTGTTGTCACCACAAAACGGTATTTGTTTTTATTGCTTTTTAAATAATCATAAATTGAAAGGAATCTCAACATATGTACCATCATTTTTTGAGAGTTACTAGACCTTAGAACTTTTACTCCCTCAGACTCTAGTTTTTGAACAATCGTATCGGTAGCATCGATTGCTGACAGTACAATGTCACCTTCAAAACCTGTATCTTTAATTGATTGCACCCACGGCTTTAATACATCATAGTCTGTATAATTTGTGAATGCTCCTATAATTAAATCTTTCTCCATGGGTATTCTCCATTCATAATGTTTTTCATGTGTTCATTACCTTTTTCAAAAAAAGATCCTTGAACAGAGTCACCTCTACTGGCAACTCTGTAGTTTAATGTATATTGACCATTGGTGTCAACCTGTTCGTGTGGTATTTGTGTGAACAGTATATGAGAAAGTAATCTGTCCACTTCAGGTTGTTCTTGTGGATGTCTGGCTCGTCTGTACCAACCTGGCGAAAATTGAATTGCTATTTTTTTAGGTAGCATAAAACAACCAACATCGATGAAATTATCATTTAACACCGACTTCCATTTACCCAGAGATTCACAATCATCATTACAGATATAATTATTTTCTTGGTCAACAATTTTTCTGAGTGAGTAAGCCCAGGTTTTTCCTTGAACTGCTTCTACAAGAGACTCGACATGATTAGGTTCATACCAATTATCTTCATCTAGAAAACAAAGATATTCACCTTCTGCGATGTATGTCATTGCACCATAAATTCTGTGACCATTGTATTGTTCATATCCTGTAGCTTCAGGTAAAACAACAGTATTGTATCTATTGCAACCGAGAGAGTTTAATACTTTGTTAGTATTTTCTAATCTTTGTTGTCCGTCTACAACAACAAGATACTGTATTTTTTCATATGTTTGTTTTTCAACCGACCGAACGGCTTCGGCTAAATGTGAATTGCCTGTTGTCGGTGTTATGATTGTGATCAAAGGTTTCATAATATATCTTCAGATTACATTAATGAATAGAATGCTAAAAAGACTTTACGTAAACTATCCTGTTGTAATGCCTCAGTATCAATTTCTGCTTTTGAACCTTTTTTTAGTGGAGCTAAATTATATGGAGACATTTTAACGGAACTAAACTGTAAAGTTAAAGCGAATTGATAATCCATTTTCGATATACTTTTTGGTTGGCATCTGACTCTAATAATTGTTTTTGAATTTGTTGCAAAGTTTGGTATTGGATCCAATCCTAGTCTTTTCATTTTTTCATTTAAACGTAAATCGTCTCTGCCTAATGTAAAGAAACCATGTGTACCGATATTAATATACGAACATTTTTTTGTTATGTAATAATCACATATCGCTTTTGAGCCAACATCAATATGAACTTCTTTTTTTCCACCGTAATTTTCTATGTCAATCGAATATGCTTTTTTCTTATCAGCAAGTTTTTTAATGTCACCTATGAGTAACCTCTTTTTACCAGAATTATCATTTTGTAAAATCGGTACAGATTCTCTCCATAGTTTTCCCGCTGAACCTGAAGTGTTCATTTCACGCAACAAATTCACTTTTTTTGCTATGCTTACTAACATTTCCTTTTCTGCTTCACCTTTATAGTCACCAAAATCCCATTTTCCATTATAATATTTCATAACTAAAGAACCTGCGGCAGTGGGTGAATTTTTTAGTTCACAACCAGTTTTTATATTTCCAGCACCCATAGTTAAATCGGGTTTATCATGTGATGCACCAGCAACACCACCGGTCGTTATGCCATATTTTGCTAATGCATTATATGCATTTTGTTCATATTCAAAACCTTTTTGAGCCATTTTATATCTCCTAATGATGGAGATATTTATACTTTAAATCCACCAAATTTATTTTTGGGTTTTTCCTGCGGCACATATTGTTGCCCAGCATCCGCAATACCTATTTGAGCATCTTGTTCGACATCATATAACTTCATCTTCGACCTATCAATACCAAGAACAAACCTTTTGTGTGTTGTCGGATCAGAATATCGAGTCTTCAACTGTTTGACCATGATTTGATTGAGTGCCTCAAGTTCTTCTGATGAAATCAAAGCAAACATCAGGTCTGCTGTAGCCGGCAAACCAAAACTTTCACTGGTGTCTTCAAGCCCTGGATCTGAGTTTGTGTATCCGCTTCGTGTTGTTTGGGTAGCTGAAACAATTGGCACCCCAAACTCAACAGCCAATCCTCGTAACTCTTCTGCAATAGATTTGACGTAAGTATAAGAGTTAACATTCGCTCCCGCTTTAATTCGTGAAGAACAGCAGATGTTAAGATAATCAATAAAAATGATATCAGGAACAAAATTCCTTTTAAGGTTGAGTTCATTCAGAAGTGTTCTAAAGTGGATTGCTGAAGCTGATGCCGTTGGATATTCTTTGATAATCAATTTGCCCGTTGTCATTTCTTTGACACGTTTCACTTTCTTATCATATATATCTTTCGGCAACTCCATTAAATTGTCTATTGATACATTTAATAGATTCGCATCAATACGTTCGGCTATTTTTTCCTCTGCCATTTCAAGGGTGATGTATAAAACATTTTTTCCTTGCGACATACAACCAGCGGCAACATGACACATGAAAAGAGACTTACCAACACCGGTCCCAGCAAGAGCAATGTTAAGTGTCTTGGCAGGGAGACCTCCTTTGGTGATCTTGTTGAAAAATTCAAGGTCGAACGGGATTCGTTCCTCTTTTCGGTGATAGAATTCATATCGTTCATCGGAGTTCTCCAAATAATCATGCCCAATTGAATTGTCAAAGCTTACAGCAAGAGCATCTGACAATAGTTTTGGTATTGAACCTTTGTCGTTCGTTTTATCTTTTCCTTCTAAGATTGTGATTGAATTACGAACTGCATTGTAAATGGCCTTTTCCTGACAAAATTTTTCCGTTTTGTCGATTAGCCATTCCTGATTCGGTGTTTCCAGCTCACGATTATGCTTATCGATTTCTTTAAGGTATTCTTCACAACTCTTAAATTCTTCATCAGTAATATTCTTACTTTCCTTTGAAGCAAGAATCAAAGCTTCTACAGACGGAGTGGTGTTGTATTGGTTAGCATATACATTTATTTCTTTAAAGATATACTTTTCAACTCTATCGGAAAAATATTCATCTTTAATAAACGGAAGAACTTTTCTAAGGAAATCTTCACTTTGTATCAGAGTCCTCAATATAGTCTGTTCCAGCCTCATCTAGAAGTCCTTTTTCAATGTTTTGCGACATAATTTCCACAAGAATGTCACCAATATAATTTTTGAATTTTTCGTTCAAATAATCTTTTTCGTAAGGTGACTCTATGACATTATAAATGAATCCTAGATAAATGTCATCATTAGCGCCCTCTTCAAACTTTACTTTACCATATTGATACACAACATCTCTAAAAGGACCTGTTAATAATTTTATACCAACTGTTGTACTTTCGTTTTCTGGAATTACATAGTTGTAATCAACACCTTCTTTAAATTGCATTTTCTTCCTCTTCAGATTGGATTATTTCACCGGCTGCAACTTGATATTTGTTTTTAATAAAATTTTGAAATGATTCTTGCTTCAAGATCGGCATCCAAAAATCCCTTGTGTTTGTATCTTTTTCCCGGAATTTCTGGTCTTCCACTTCTCCAGTTTCCATGTTTACTTTTGAATACCAACCATTTGATGGCTTGATAACATGCCCGGATTCCAATGCGATATCCAAAAGGCCAGACCACTTACTAATGCCACCATCAAAAGATACAGTAACAGGTATTTTAGATTTTTCTTTAACATATCTTGATTTCTCGACGTTGATGATAAAATTGTACCCGACAATTTCTGTTCCTTCTTTCTCTTGTTGTCGGCCAATAATGAAAATATTGTCAGCAGAATAATAAGAGCCTGTTCCGCCACCAACAATATCTTTAGGGAACATTCCAATTTCTTTGTAAGTGTGGTTTACAACTACCATTGGAATATCCTTCATCGTAAGGTGGGGTGTTACCATACGAAAAAGAGATTTAATTTGTTTTGCCCTACTCATATCTGCAACGGATTTTTGTTCGAGGGCATCTTCAACTTCTTTTTTTGAAGCAAGATTGCCAATTGAATCGACGATAATAATTAGATGTTCACCTCGTTCTAAATTTTGAAGTTGGTTCATAATATCGAATTTTAGTTGTTCAATATCTGTGATGGGAGTATGTAGAACTCTATCAGTGTTAATACCAAAAGTGTCGAAATACGATTGAGGTGTACCGAATTCTGAATCATAATACAATAGTGCGGAATCTTCATATTTTTCCAAATAAGATTTTGCCATCAGTAAACTAAAAGCCGTCTTGAAATGTTTTGATGGACCTGCCCACATCGTTAGCCCTGGTGTTAGCCCACCATCGAGACGCCCACTCAAAGCCACATTGATGATAGGAATAGAAGTAGGAATCATATCTTTCTGTGTAAAAAATTTTGACTTAGAAAGAATAGCAGATTCTTTAATGCTAGAATTTTTCTTAATTTTTTCAAGAATACTCATTTTGTGCCCTTAGTCAAATAATGAAACGGTTTTATGTGTAGACCAACCCATACATTCCAAAACAACTTTAATTGGATCTAAAAAAGTTTTTTCGAATTGCATATCATAATCAATAAAGCTTTGAAGATTGAATTCGGGTGGTAAAATATTTGGAAAAGAAATTACGGTGTCTTTAATTGGATTTGGC